CCAGACGCGAGAAACAGGTCAGACCACGCAGTTCCAGAAACCCCAAGAGCAGACCCGTCATTCGTTGCTGGTATGACATTGCTTGCTGTAATTTTTACATCAGCGGAACCAGCGGCAATCGCAAGATTTGTAGCATCCCACTTAATTGAAGCATCGTCTGCGTCACCGAATTGTATCTGCACATTGTCTGCAAGGTCAATCGGAACTGTAAACGTAGCAGCAGCCCCTGACAGAGTTAGCACCTCTGTTTCAGACGCATTTACCACAGTCTTGAAACTGAACTCACCATCTTCAGAACTGGCAGAGTCATCAAGACATAGCACATCAAGAGATGCAAACACCGTCTGGTTGTCTGACGCATCGGGCATCTTGAAGTCTATGCCTACACCAGACGAGTTGTCGGTCATCTGGTTGCCATCGGCTGGGTCCCACTCTAGCGTCAGGTTCGTCTGTATGCTTCCCGCAGCGTTGTCCGTGTCTTTGATTGTAACGCCGCCTGCAGCCACTACAGCACCATTTAGGTTTACCGCAGCAGTAAAATCCTTCGCACCCGTTATCGGATTTCCTCCAGCAACCGTCTGGGCAACCGACATCCCAACTATTCCGTCCGACCCAGCATTGTCTACATTCGCCTCGTCGATCTGACCGCTGACCAGTGCATAGAGTTGGGCAGGGTCTGAGTTCCACTGCGCTGCCGTAGGAACCGCACCGGCAACGAACGTGTAAAGCTGACTAACGGCTCCCATCGGATCCCCTCACTGCTGTTTGAGATGTGACTCGCGTCGCCGCTGCGAGTTTGCGATGCCGGTGCAGCCACGCCTGAAGGTCTGGTAGCTCACCACGTTGGAAGAACTCTCGACCGATCATCGCACCCTTGCCTCCGAGGTGCGGCGAGACGAACTGCCTTGCGACGCCGATGCGACTCGCTGCGCCCACGGCTCCCGGCACAGAGATGAGGTCGCGCATCTCTGTGAGCGGTGCGGTCGGCGAACCGGCGAAGAACCTCTCAGACACCCCGACGTCGCGCAGGAGGTTCGCGAATGCTCGCACGTCTTCCGTTGCGTCGCCGAAGATCTCTTTGCTCACTGCCATTGCCTTCGGAGTTCCGAACAGCGTCTTGTAGAACTGTCGGCCTGCCGTCTTCAGCGCACCAGTGTCACCGGTCGCGTGCTTCGCGAGGAGGTTGTCGAGATACAACTGCTTGATCTGGTCGAACAGGAACTCACCCTTCTCCGTCTTCGGGAGGGGCACGCGCTCGCGACCGACCTTCAGCCGATTCGCCATGTCGATGCCGGTCTGCCCTTGCGCTCCGAGTCCGAGCCGTTCCTTCAGGAGCTTGATGTCGTCGACGCCCACGCCCGACCCGGAGATCCGGTCGGCGACTTCTCCGAGGACGAACACGTTCGGCTCGCCATTCGGGAACAGACGCTTCACCAGTGTCGACTGCCCGACCTCGAACTGCCGACGTGCGGTGTTCAGCATCTTCTTGTAGGACGTCACCGCAGTCGACCCCTTGAGCAGGGAGAGTTCGGACAGCAGTCCGTGCTCAAGGTCGTCGAGCACTGCAGCGTAGAGACGTCGACCGGTATCTGCCGTCGACGGGTTCTCAATCATCTGACCTGCGATGCGACGAAGCTCCATCACTTGGTCGAGGTTGTCAAACTGGGCACCGGCGAAGAACCTCTTCATAGCCCCGAACTCTGGAAGCTGCGACAGTGCCGGTTGCGACGCGAGGTCGCGAGCCGCTTCGTCACGAACTGCTTCTAGCGCAGGAGTAGGAATCTGTATCTGGTTCAGCGGACGACCGACTGCGTTAGTGAACTGTTCGTGCGCAACATCCAGTGCCCGATCAATTGCCTGAGTCTGTTGCGCGTGGTTCACGATCAGCGCATCGCGAACGATGGCCGGTTCGATTCCTGATTCGAGGACAGCGTTGTCGGCGATTGATCCGCCGACCTTCCGACGGACACCTTGGAGTCCTTCCTCCATCGACGTCTGGAGAACTTGGTTGCCCTCGTCGAACATCCCGCCGGTGATCGGCGAACGTCGAAGTTGCGAGTCGAGTCCCAGTGTCATTCGAGAGTCGGTCGTTGTGCCGATAGGTAGCTGATGCTCTGGGATGCCGAGACGCTGAGCGTCGGTCACTGCCTGCTGCCCGATGTCGCTGAGTTGGTGTCCGCCGGTCATACGACGAAGACCTCTCAGACCCAACCCTACGCCCTCTGCGGCGACCTTCCCTGCAACTGGACCCAGAGCCTCGCCTGCCCCACCCATCATCGCAGCGTCGCCCACAGAGCCGTAGTCAAAAGGAGCAGGCTCAATCATCTGGCCGACCCCCTGCCTGAACGCATCGCCTGCTGCAGATCCTGCGGCAGCAGAACCCATCCCAATCGTCGCACCTGTGAGCGCAGCACCGGGACCAGTGGGAATGCCGAGTCCAAGACCGAACAGAGTTCCTGCTGTCCCTGCAGTCGCCCCTCCTGCGATCTCAGGGACGTCTCCGACGACATCGGCAAGGTCACCGACGTCGAACCCGGACGGGTCAATCGGCTGCGGTCCCTGCGGTCCTGTGGCTGTCTGTCCGCCGGGATCCAGTGTGAATCCCTCTGGCAGGTTTCGGCTCAGGTAGTTGTCGCGCTGATCTCCTCGGAGGAACGACGCAGCCATCCGTGTCCCGAACCCGACCGGCGACTCGTTCGGCGGAGTCGGTGTCGTTTGGACGCCCGACGTCACTGGCTGCGCTGTCTGAATCTGCAACTGCTTTCGTCGGTTGTCGATCAGCAAGTCGAGTTCGGCGAGACGCTTCTGTCTCTGCTCTTCGGTCATCCCTGCCATTAGAAGTTCTCCGGTCGATAGAGTCCCATCAGCGCAGCCTTCTCTTCGATCAGCGCGTTGAGTTCAGGGTCTTCGCCTGCACCCGCGCCAAGCTCCTGCCACGTCTGCATCAGGATCTCCTTGTCGCGGATGAGCGTCGCCATCATCTCGTCGATCTTGAACTGTGCGATGTTGTTTGCGTCGAACACGTGAGGGAGGATCTTCTTGTATTTCTCCTCGTCCTCTTTCCGCAGCACACCACCTTCGAGCGTCTTACCGATCCTCTGGCGCGACCTATTGATCGCAGCGAGTGCCTTCTGCTCTTGCGTGCCGGGAATCCAACTCCACGCACCGGTGACTGGGTGCGTTCCTCCGAACTTCTTCAGCGTCCCGTCGAGTGCCTTCAACTCTTCGATGGCCGAGTTGTATTCGGCGATCTGCTTCACGAACGCCTGTGGCATCCTGCGCGGCTTCGTCAAGCTCACGCCCATCTCGACAAGGTGCGGCATCAGCCGCTCCTTCGTCTCTGGTCGCAGGAAGTCGAGTGCTCCACGGTCACGAGCGATGGACCGGAGGTGTCGTGCATCGTTCTCTGCTCGCCTGTCGATCTCGTCGAGTTCGTTCTGTAGTTCTTCGTTCTGCTTCTCTCGCAGCTTGACGTTCTGCGCAGTAAGCGCAGCCTGCGCCTCCTTGTTCGCGAGTTCGGCTGCTTCGAGTGCCTTGAGGTTCGGACCCTTGCCGAGGATTCGGATGCCTGCGCGTGGCGTGCCGATAGCGGGACGACCGGATGGAAGACCGGTGTCTTCGTTTGCGATCTCGACGTTGAAGCCTTCCGCCTTCAGCTTGTCGGCTTCGAGGAGCGTGTCTGCGTGCGCCTGCTCCCTCTGGGCTTCGAGTCCCTGCAGTCTGAGTTCGCGAGCCTGACCCGCCTGAACGGAGTCCTGTAGCTGCGACATCGCACGCTGCCTGACCTCCGGGTCGACATTGTTGAACGTGGGATCGCTGAGCACGTTCCTCACTTCGTTCTGGTCGCCCGATGCCTGCGCACGTTGGAGTGCGGCGACGAACTGCTTTGTCGCCATCGTCTCTCCACGCTTCCGCTCTTCTTCGATGAAGTCGGACGCAGCCATACCCGCGCCTGCGAGTGTAGCCTTGCTTGGTGTCAGTGCTCTTAGGATTCCGCCCAGTGCCATCTTCTCACTCCTGCGTAGGATTCAGAAAGTGTTACGCTGTCTCCTGCCCCACCATCTCCAGATCTCCGGGATTCGACGCAAACCGTCTTTCAGTGTTGGCGAGTGCGGCGAGTGCTGCCGGGATGTCGGTGACACCGCGACGCGCAAGCTCAGCGACGAGGGGAGCATTGATCCCTCGCGCTCGCGGACCCTGACCTTGGTTCGCCCTGTGGATCTGTCGCAACAACTGATTGTTGTCCATCGACGCAGGATCGGTTCCTCCGCCGAACAGACCGGTCGCCAACCCGAACGCACCACCGGCAAGTCCACCGGCGAGCGTTCCCAGACCCGGAACGACGCTGCCCAGTGCAGCACCCCGTCCCGCCCACTTCGATGCGTTGCCGAGCGACTCCAGACCCAACTGGTCGAAGGCGTAGTTGCCAAGCTGACCGGCACCCATCGCGAGTCCTGCCTGCTGCAGTGCTCCCTGTGAGAGGTTCAGTGGACCGTGCGTTGTCGCCGACGCTGCGTTCGTCAGGCCAGAAGCACCACCGGAAGCAGCGGACCCTAGACCACCGGCACCGCTACTCCCGCCACCGAAATTTACGAGACTGCCCGGACCCTGAGTTCCGAAGTTGCCTGCGCCGAACCCACTTCCGCCAAGCGGGTTGAACCCCACCCCCCTTCCACCGGCACTGGCGACGTTGGAGAGTCCCGCTCCTCCGCCTCCGCCCGTCATCAGGCCAGAGCCGGGAAACCCTCCGCTACCCGGACGGAACCCGATACCACCTCCGCCTCCGAATGCGTTGGTAAACCCGGAGACGAGATCACCTCCACCTGCGAAGGGGTTGTCGAGGGCGAGCAGGTTGTCGAGTCCGGGGAACCCTCCGCCACCTTCTCCTCCGGGGCCGAATCGATTCCACAGTCCTCTGACGCCGCGCTCAACGAGGCTGTCACCACCACCACCGTTGCCGTTTTGTCCGACGGGTCCGGGGATGACACCGAACCGTGACAGGATGTCGAGTCCACCACCGGCGATGCCTGCTGCCTGCTCCATGTCGAGACGGTCACGAGCGACGGTGTTCTGGTCGCCGAAGCGTCCGACCTGCTGACCGATGAAGTTGCTCTGGTTGATGTCCTGACCGCGACGTGTCGTGTCGATCTGCTGCTGACCAAGGTTGAGCGCATTGCTCACTCGCTGTTGGTCGAGCGTGTCCGCACCGTTGAACTGGCCCGACCTGTCCGCCGACCCGAAGACGTTCTCCAGCGTGTCCTGTCCGCCGATGTTCCCAAGCTGCGCACCGATGTTCGTCAGACCCTGCAGTGCCTGCTGACGGCTCTGGGACACTTGGTTCTGTAGCTGCTGATTCGCGTTGAGTCCGAGTCCCATCTCCTGCACACCTCGACCTAGCGCAGCCTCTCTGATCCTCGCCTCGTCCGCACGAGTCGCACGCCTGTCTCCGAGAAGCTGACGACCGGCGTCGAAGGCGCGTTCGTCTCGAAGCTGACCCTGACCACGGATGTCTGCCTCTGCCTGAGCGAACCCTCCCTCCAGTTCACCGAAGCGGTCGATGGGCGCACCGGATCCGCGAAGGACACCGAGGCTCTTCAGCCTCTGCGTGAGCGCAGCCTCTGCGTCGCCCTTCTGCGTTCCGAGGCGAAGAAGTTCCGCCTGCGTAATTGCGTCGGGCTGACCCTGCTGCGCGAACCTCTGGGCGAGGTGCTGCTCAAGCTGTTGGTTCAGTGCCTGATTCCTCGCGCGCTCGTTCTGCGCTTCTGTGTTCAACTGACCTTCGCGATGCTGCTGCCTCGCTTGGAAGTCGTTGATGAACTGATTCTGGGCGAGACGATGCTGCTCAAGCTGATCGATGTACGGCTTGTTCGCATCGCTCAGTGTGTTCTGGAATCCCTGCAGAAGTGCATTTATGTCTACGTCCGGTCTGTTGCGTTCCTCCTGCAGCTTCAGGAGTGTCGCCGACAGATTGTCGAACCGGTTCGCGAGGTCCGCCTGCTGCTGGCCGAGATTTTCGAGCGGTCTCGTGAATGCGTTCTCGTGCTTCACGACGTTCATATCGCGAGTCGTCGGAGTCGGAGGAGCGACGACGGGCTGGACCGGACTCGTCGGACCCGGAGGATCCACAACAGGATCGGGCTGCACTCCCTGTGGGTTCTCGCGATACTGCAGGAAGTCCGTGAAATTGATCACACCATCTTTGTTGTAGTCCCACTGCGGGTTGTAGTTCTGCTGACCCTGAGTCGCATTGAACGACGACTGGAAGTCGCCGAGGCTCGCAGCGTGAGACTCTGGGACCACCGGCTGCGTCGGAGATGTCGACTGCTGATTCTGCCGAGCCAAGTTTGGCCTTGACAGTGCCTGCCTGTTCCCGCTCGTCTGCACCGTTGCCGCAGGACCAGACTGGGGAAGGCTGTTGAGTCCGCCCATCAGCTTGTTCATGTCAGCACCACCGTGCTGACGAAGCAGACCGGTGATTCCCTTGCGGTTCTGGTTGAAGAAGTCGGCACCCCGCTCCTTCTTGACACGCCCATAGAATGCATCGCGCTGTGCGCCTGTGAATGCCATCAGATTACTCCCGGTCCTCTGAGTGTTAAACGACCCTTCGGTTTATACATCACTGCGGTGCGACGCATCGTGTAGGTTTCGCTTGCGCCAGTGTTCACATACTTCATCTGGATGCTGCTGTCGTATCCACTGAGCTTCGTTCCAACCGTCGCCATCAGATCTTCGCCTGCGATCTTCGACGACTCAATCTCGAACCCCGCCTCAATGGCGTCGTATCCTCCGCCCTGTGGGACGATGACTGTCTCGCTTGGGATCCTCTGCCCGAAGTGAGACACGGTGACGTCGTAGTCTCCCTGAACGTCGAAGGCGTGGAGTGCATACATCCACCGGTTCGTATAGTCCATGCCGAGCGGCGGAGGTGCGCCGGTCACCATCTCTGCGACGATGGCGGAGTTGTCCTCGTCGTTCGTCCTCTCTGTGTCGTCGAGCTTCAGGATGTATCCGTCAGCACCACCGGCGTGAGGGGTCCTGCCGACGATCCCGCCGGTCAACCACTCGCTTGTCGCTGCGGCACTGAGGTAAGGTCCGAACCAGATGTTCCGAACGTAGTCGTAGACGACGATGCGGTTCGCGATGGTCTGCCCGGATCCGTATGGGATGAAGAACCACGCCTCGTCCTTCTCTCCGTGCGCGATGGCGAAGCTGCCAGTGTCGAGAGCATCGTGGTTCACGTTCTTCCAGAAGCGGTCACCGTCGAGGGGCTGCGAGATCTTCTCCGCCTCTCCGCCGTTGAAGGCGTAGATGCCATCCTCCCTCACGAACAACTGCAGGTTCGCACTCTGCTGACCTCGAACAGCAACGATACTCCGATGAGAAACCGTCCCTCTTGCTGAAACGCCATCCTTGGAGTAGGGGATGCTTGCACTACCTGTGCTACGGAGCAGGGTGATCCCATTCTCGCCATGAAGAGCGAGTGCTCTTCGTCCGAATGCTTTGACTCCCGTAAGCTCTTCGCCGATAAAGAACAGGTCATTGGCTCCCCACGTTTCGATGTTGGTGTCGTCGGAGTAGTTGACCTGATCGTTCCCTTGGTTGCTGTTGCCGCACCAGAGACGACCGTCCCACCACTCCCAGTGCTTCGCCCGCGTCACGCTGCTCGAACCCATCGACAGCGCAGCGCAGTCCGCGCCCGACGCTGCCCACTTGATGATCGTGTCGCCGGTCTTCCCGTTGTGACCGCAGAGCGTGCCGTTGGCGTTCACAAGCGACCACGGAAAAGTGTCGTCGTCGGAGATCGTGACACCCGAACCCGGAACACGGTCGGTCCACGTTCCCGACATAAGCTCGTAGAGAGCACCCCCGGCAATTACATATTCTTTGTTCGACGTAGAACTGAATTTCTGTTTGCCGACTGCGGTGACACCGGCGGACGCACCCAGTGAAGTTGCGACCAACCTCTCGAACCCATCTCGCTGAGTGACCTCGCCGCCCTGACCGACGAAGGTGTTCTGCATTGAGAAGAGTTGATCTGGTCGTAGCTCTTCGGCAGGCTTCGAGTAGTCGACTCCGCCATACCACGGTCCCAGTAGATGTGGCTCTACGTTCTTTGCCATCAGCTTGAGATCGGCCAGTTAACCACCGGTGTCGGTGCCGGTGACATCTTTGAGTTGCGACGAAGCATCCGTGTCCTCTGGTTGCCCTTCAGGTTCGCTTGGTTCTTCATTGCCATCGCGATGCGCTTCTCATACATCTCCATCTCTTTCTCGCTGTCGACGTCGTGTCCGCCGAACAGGACCATCAGCCTCGACGTCACGTAGTGGCCGAGCGTCTGCTGAATGTGGAGCGGGAGCTCTGAGTCAAGCGACGTGTTGTAGTTGCTTGACGTCTTGTTCGCGATCCTCGCCTGATACGAGTAGAAGTAGGTGTCACCGGCTGTGTCTGGGATGTTCGAGAATTCGATCTCCCAATTCCCCGACGAGTCGAGTCCCGCGATGGCGACAGCGTCACCGCGACCTGTCGTGTCGTCGCCCGGGTCAATCTCGTATGTGTGCTCTGGCGTGACCACGCGAACCCGGAAGTCGTCGTCCTTGTGATAAAACGCGATAGGGTAGAGCACGTCGCTCGCGAGCGAGTAGTTCCTCTGGGAGGCGACAGTGTCGAAGGTGCTGCTCTTCGTCCGCAGCCACGTCCACCGGTTGCGCGAAGAGAGGTCGTCCTTCGCCCTGTTCCAGAAGTTCAGCGCGTAGGTCTGGTAGTCCGACGTCGACTTCGACAGACCTGCATCTTCGAGCGACTCCTGCAGTGATGCGAGTAGTGTCATCGTATGCCCTTCAGGATGTTGTGCTCAGTCTTCCCAGTCTCTGACGTTCGTATGGGCTTACTGATCCAACCGTTCTTGATCGCCTTGTTGATGAGTCCCGCTCCTGACTGCGACGTTGGAGATGTCACGACCGTCGTCGCTCCGTGCCTGACCATAACGTCGAGTGCCTCTCCAACCATTGCCGTTCCCAGTCCTTTGCCGCGATGCTCTTCTGGCACCTCTCCGAAATACAACTCGCCTCTGGTCGGGCTGCTCCTCTCTCCGGGGAAGTCTGCCATCGTCGGTCGGATGCTCTGGCGTTCTCCTGACTTCCCGGTGATGTGCATAAACCCGTTCGAGTCCAGTTCGGACACCTCTAGCGAACTAGCGTTTTTTTTTACGGCTCCGCCGAGTTGCCTGACTGGGTTTGCCCCGAACGTCTGGTCCGTCGCATACTTCTCGAACGTCTCAGCCGTTGCCGGGAATCCGCCCGGAGGAGTTTCGGTGACCATCCGTCCTGCGTCGTCGGTCGGGATCAGTGTCTGGTGATCCTGAATGCCGAGTGCGCGATACCTGTCGATGGCGTTCCTGCTGAACATCTTCGCCGACTCCAGTGTGCCCGGAGTGACTCCCGGATTCAGTTCGCGGAATCCTGCACCGAGGATCGCGGGATCTCGCGGCGGGAAGATTTGCTGACCGGGAACGCCTGTCTGCGGCGACTCGCCTCGCTTGATGACTGCCCACGCGATGGCCTGAACTTCGTCCGGTGTTATCTCTTTTCCGAGCCGATCCGAAACCTCTCGCGCTGCCAGAGCGATGTGTGCCTGCGCTGCACGATACGCCTGCGCCGACTGCGGCAAGACAAAGCCTGTCGCTGCGCTGACCGACTCGGACCCGAACACGTTTCCGATGTCGAGGAACTGCGCGATCATCACATCGTTCACCGTCCCGGCAATCGAACCGAGCCGCTCCTTCTCGTGAACGCTGAGAGCGAACGTGCGGGTCTTCAGGTCGCCCTTCATCACGCCTTCGAGATAGAAGTCGGCGAGCTTGCCGATCGCTTCGTCAGGTGACTTTGCTTTCTGCAGGCGGTCGCCATCGGTAGACCAGAACGCTTCGCCGATCTTCCGTCCACCGATCTTCTTCCTGTCAGCCAGAGGCGCACCGATCATCCCCTTGAATCCTTCTTCGCCTTCCTCGCGGAATGCGCGACGGTAGTCCCTGATAAATCCTGCGCGAGTGATGTTCTGAGCACCGACCTTGTCCGCATACTCGCGGACCCAGATCATCGTCTCAATGGCATCACGCAGGTTCGTCTCGACCGGCGACTGCGGCGACAGGATGGCGAACACTGCGCCGAACTCTGGAGTGTGCTGCTTACCGATAATATCTCCGACATCCTTACTGAAGAACCTATACCACTGGAGGTCTTTCGCCTCTGCGTTGTCGATTGTGTCTTCGAGGAAGTCCGCGATGCTCTCAATCGACATCCGGTCGCCGACCTGCGCGGTCGTTCCCTTCGGCACGCCTGCCTTCGTCCGTGCGCGAGGTCCGCTCGTGTCGATCCCTCCGCCCGGACGATTCGGATCTCCGGTCAGAGGTGCCTGCCTTCCGACGAGGTTGCTATGCCCAGACCGAAGGACGGGCTGCTGACTGATCGGAACGTCGGATCCCTTCACGAGGAGCCGCCGAGTCTGCGCCGAAAGTCCGCTGCCGTTCGCGCCACGTCCCTGACGGGTGACGAGGTCGATGAAGCCTGCGATCTCTGCGTTCGTCGGCCACTTGCGTCCATCGGCTCGTGCGTTCAGGATCGCAAGCTCGTAAGCGTCCTCGACCGTTCCGTGCGGCAGGTTCAGGAGGTCGCCTTCCATCGGTGCCGTGTAGATCTCTTCGCCTGCTTCGCTCCGGCCGCGATAGAGCGTCCCTGACGTCTGCTTCCGTCGCATCCGCTCCTGAATCCGCTGAGCGAAGTTCCCGGCGTTCTCGCGCCCCAGACCGAGCGACAGACCCCTCGCTGCGTCGTCTGGTATCCCGACGCGAGTCAGGTCGGCTGCGCCCTCCGCTGCCTCGCCTGCCGGGATAGCTCCCATCTGTCCGGGTGCCCGACCGAAGAACCGGGAGAGCGCGAACGCTGCAGGTCCGAGTGCCGCACCGCTGATCTTGCCGATGGGTCCAAGCTGACCCAGTGCGCCGAGTCCGGTGTTGATCGCGAGTTCGGTTGGCGTCTCCGACTGCGCGATGGCCTGTGCGTCCTCCGCCCCTCCGAAGTAGGGGAGCATCGAACGTGCGATGTCGCCGCTCTCCTTGGACGTCTGGCCGAACATCTGCTTGCCGGGGATCATCGACTGGGCTGTCGGGAACTGCGCTCTACGCCTCTCAGATTCGATCTGAGCGAGTTGCGCGTCGTGCTGCTTCGCACCTTCGGTTCTCATATCCGAAGGGACCATTGTCGCGTCGGGTTCTGCGACCATCGACTCAAGGTCGAGATCATCCAAACGCAATCCAACACGTCTTCGACGCTGCGCAGCACTCAATTTGTTCAGGGGGCTGTATCCGATTCCTTCTGGCATCTACAGTGCGCTCCAGTCTAGGATTGTCCCGGTCTTCACCGTTCCACCGAAGTTGAGCTTCGCCATCAGGTCGCCGGTCGACGAGTTGATGTAGATAACGCCCTCGCCCGACGCAGGGTCGTCCGGTGTCGACGACTCTGAAATGCGAACGACACCGTGCGTCAAGAGGTCGCCGATGCCTACAAACGCCGGTGCGTGAACCGGCTCGTCAAAGCGGCTGACCGACACCTGCCGAAGGAGCACAAGGAACTGGTCCCTGACTCCATCGACAGCGCGGTCAATCGCATCCTGTGTCTCACGGTCTACCATCACTCAGATGGTCCGCTCTCGTTCTCCATCGACAGGTAGCTGCCTGCTTCCTGAAGAACCGGCGCACCGTCACCACCGACCGGGATTGCGTCGGCATTCGCTTCGAGGTTTTCGATCACGCTCTCACCGATGTCGGCGTTTCCGCTTCCGAGTTCACGTCGGAACATCTCCATCGATCCACCGGCTTTGCCCTGATGCCATCTCAGGAGCCAGAGCTTCTCTGCCTCTTCGCCCATCTCTGTGACGTGCTCTGGCGGACGTGGCTCCCATCCATCAGGATGCGTCACGCTGCCCTGCGTCATCACGATCATCTGCGCAGAGGTCGTGCCTTGCTTCTTGTTCGTCTGGGAGCGAGCGATCTGAAGCTGCTCGTCGAGAGACAAGTTCGTTCGGTCGACGACGACCTTCTGGTCAGCCGTCTGCATACCGGGAAACATCTCCCGCATCGCCTGCTTCTCTTCGTCAGTCCCGGTGTCGAATGCTTCCTTCAACTGCAGGATCATCGACTGCGGTGCTGAACTCGCTGTTGATCGTTTCACTGGTGCCTTTGCCATCTGTGTTCCTTTCAGGCGTTCGACTTGCGTCGGGCCTTTGATGTGTTGAAGACCGGAGGAAGGTTCCTCCGGGTGCTGACGTTCTCGCGGCATCTCTCCCGATGGCGCGACAGCTACTCCCAGCCCACCCCTTCCCCCGGTCCTCAAGAAACTAGCCGAGCGGCTTGAGCATCACACCACCGTGACCGGTCGAGTCCGGTGCGTAGAGCATCGTTCCGATGTCCTGTTCGGCGAGGATGTCCGCAGCAGCGGATCCACCACCACCCAGAACCTGAACCGCACCGTTGGTGTCATCGGACAGGGACACCTGATCCCCGGCAGCGATGGTGCCGTCGACGAGCACGAGAGCATCACCGGCGACCTGCCGCCAGAAATACTCACCGTCTGCAACTGCGACCGGCGTGACACCGACCACGTTGTAGTCCGTCCCCGCCGAAGCGATGACGACCTCGTTCGACCGGTTGCCGACGATGGCACAGTCAGAAGCGGTCGTCACTGCGACGACCAGACCATCTGCCAGTGTGAACACCACGTCGTCCGACCCGCCATCGGCAGTGTTCGACATGATGTAATACTGGTGACCCTCACCGGCGTCGTCGGTGATCTGCAGGAGTCCACCGGCAAACTGGTTTGCTACGACACCGTCGAGCGCGGCGTTCGTGATCGTGACCTCCGTGTCGCCGATGGCCGCAGCCGTCATCGCTCCATCGATCTCAACCACGCTCTGTGCGCTCTGGTCGCGTGCTACGAGCACGCCTGCCGCAGCCGTTCCGTTGGCGAGCGTGTAGACATACTTGCGCCCGTCCATGTATTCGATTACGGCACCGAGCGGAGCGTTCTGAGTCGTGCCGACCTCATAGATGCCCTGCACATATCCACGGCTGATGTTCCCGAAGTAACGCTTCGGGTTGCCGTCGTATCCGTTCCCAAAATCTTTACCCATCGTTTGCTCCTCTCTCCTCGCTTCGCGTGAATGATGAGATCACACGAGCCACCCGGAGAATTGCGCTGCGTGGGATTCGCTGGATTTGAATCCCACGCAGCAGTTGAATGATGTCACCACCTGTATCTTAGGTGATGCCCGTGATCACGAAGCCCCGGCGCGGGTTGTTGGTCACAAGCTGCAGACCGGCAACCATAAACGAGACACGCGCAAGCTGACCGGCGGCATCACCCTTCACGAACTCCGTCTTCGCGAAGTTGGCACCGCGCTGAATTTTCAGCTTATAATACTTCGAGTTGATGCCGTAGACGGAACCCGAAGGCACGTCACGATCCTTGTGGATCACAGCACTGCGGAACGCAGGCTTACCGGCGTCGACCTTCGACGTTCCGCCGCTGCCTGCAGTCAGACGTGCATAGCCCGTCGACTCAAGGATGTTCTGGGTTTCGCCATACAGCGTAAGGCCCATGAAGATGTCAGTGATTTCGTCGTTCCCATCACTGGCATTGTTGTAGTTCGCCGACAAGGCTGTGAAGCCGTCGTAGATGTCACCCGTTTTGTTGTCCCAGTTTGGCGTCGAAGACGTGTCAGCGATATTTCTCCACCACGATTCGTCCGCCCGATTGATTCCACCGAGCGTCCCGACTGCGGGAGTCGAGTCGATCAGATCCTGAAAGCCGAGCATCGACTTGTCAGACTGCGCGGCCCAGAGAGCAGCGTTGATGCCTGCCTGCAGGGTGTTGCGAGCCTGAATCGTCTTCGTCGCCAGAAGCGACATCGCCGACTCTTTCGTCTGCGCTTCCTGCTGCTCCGTCCACGAGATCACGAGCGGCACGACCGCATAACGTGTCTCGTAGAAAGCGGCAGTCACGCCATCAGGCTCGTCGGTGCTGACCGGCTGTCGACCGGACATCCACTCCATCGTGCCATTGGCGTAGTAAAGATCCTCGCGGATGATCCTACCACCGCGATCAACTTCAACACGACCAGAGCCGCGCATCACTTCGAGCGTGGTGTTCTGGTTGTTAATGTTGTCGGTGATCCGCTTGCGATGGACGTCCATCGACGTCGTCCAAGCGAGATCCCAGTTTCTTGTCTGAGATGTTGGTGCCATTAGTGGCGGCTCCTATTCACTACCGATCCCAACCGGCTTGCGCCATCTGGCGATCAGCTTGCTCTTCAGTTAGGTGCCGACCATTCGGTGCAGCCACTGGTGCCTTCGGTGCTCCGGGCTTGCCCAGTTTCCTCCGCGCTCCGCTCACTGCGGCTTTGTGCTTCTCGCGAAGCTCTTCAGCCTGAACTGCCGTGATGCCGAGGTGATGCTGCGTCGCCGTATCAACCGTGAACGGCTGATTCGTGACGGGATTCACCTGACCGACGAGTGCTTGAATCATCGGCTTCCACGCCTCGACCGCTTCACCGTAGACTGCGGATGCCTCTGCAAAGTCTGAGTCCATAGTCGCTGTTGCTTCGTTCTGCTGCAACTGGATCATGTTGCCGAGGTAGTCCGCCATCTGCGGCAGGACGTTGAGGTATGGCAGATACGGAGTGAAGAGATGGTTGACGATCTGCTCGACCTGCTGAGCACCATCGATCATCTCCTGTCGAACACCCGCAGCCTGCTCGTAGGTGATCTGTCCGTTGTTGATTGCTGTCTGCACTCGTTCTTCGAGGAACGGATACGGATTCTGCTGCGTGGTCGGCAGCGAGTTCGGATCTTGGTTCGGTTGAGGCGCGAGTCGGGGCGGCTCCTGCGGCTGAGCCGGTGCCTGCTGCGCGCTCAACTCCTCGAATTCGCGGTTGCGTTCGTTGAGTGTCGTCTGCAGTCCCTTGAACTGCTTCTGCATCTCAGAGAACATCGGACGATACTCTTCGGGCACCTCGTCTTCGGTTGTCCGTGCAAGGTTCACACTGGACGGATCGAATGACGGAGCTTCAGAAGGTGCCGGGGCTGTTGTCGAATCCTCTCCCTGATCGTTGTCTTCGGAACCGGCGTCGGGCCACATATCTGAGGCGAATTCGTCACCGCTTTCGACAGACTCAGGGGTAGGTGTTTCGTCCACCAGTCCTACCGGTGCTTCTTCCATTCCCTCTTCCATCAATTGACTCCTGCGCTAAAATGAAAAGATGCTGTTCGTCTACTTCGCGTCTGCTGCTGCTGCCGCAGCAACGGCAGGTCCAAGCGCGATAGTCACTGCGTTGAGGTCGACTTCGCCGAGAACTGGATCGCCGGTCTTCGGGTCGAACGTCTTCACTCGAAGGTCATCGCGGTCACGGTTGCGTGCCCAGACCTTCGAGGCAGTGAGGCTGACCTCTGCCTTCTTTGCTGCCTTCTTTGCTGCTCGCTTCGCCAAGGATCACCTCCAAGCGATTGAGTTGAGTGCTGCCTCTTTGCGTGACGCTTCGGTCTTGGCAGCACGTTTGACTTCGTCTGGCCGGTTGATGTCGAAGTTCGTTCCCTCGTCGCTGTCGCCCCATCCTCCGGGCGCACCGTCGACCTTGTCGTGCGACTCCTTCAGGTCGTAACGCTTCAGCAGTTCCTGCTTGTGACCGTAGTCGCGAACAACGCAGCCGAAGCCGGGATGGAACTTGCCATACATCCCAGAGTGCGACGGATGGATGTGGTTACGCTCCTGACCCAGACCGTAGTGCTGCACCTGAATCGTCTCGCGCTCACACTTCGGACACGGACCTTTGAAGCGAGGCGTCTTCCAAGGACCGGGGATCTTCGCGTCGACGTGCATACGTGAGTAGCTGCACGTCACCTCGTGGACGTTATCGCATTCGAGGCACTGCAGGTCATACCGCACAGTAGATCGTCCTCCACGTTCCACGGATGTCCGCGAACATATTCACTGGGCGACCCGCAACAACACCGACCTTGACCGTCACCAGTCCCTTGCGCATCCAGTGCTTGATCACTCGCTTCGCTCGCCGACCTTGGTCGCGACCGCGAAGCTGAACCGTCACCATCTCCGAGTGAAACTCCCGACCGTTCTTCGAGAAGGGGTCAATCGGAATTTCGCACGTCTTCAGATCCTTCTGTAGCTGACTCGTCTTCTGCGACCGCATCCTGTGTCCTCGCTGCAAAGAGTTGAAGTATGAGATCCACCTTGTCGCTTATGAGGCTGATCTTCGTTCGCAGTTCTTCGACTGCATCGTTGAGTCCTACCGATGACGTCGCAGGAAACGGATTCTGCGGAGGATTGAATTGCTGCTGAGCAAGTGCTTGCTGCTGCCGTCGCGGCATTGCCATCTCCGCTTCCATCTGCGCCTTCAGTGCGTTGATGTCCTCCGCGCTGTCGAGGTCGACGTGCTTCAGTGCCTCTTCCGCTTCACCTATCCAATCGACGGTGCCCTTGTTTGGATCGTGTGCCATTCGTTAGCCTCTCCCAGTTTGTGCTGCGGCTGTAGCCTTGACAGCTTCGCCGAACATCTGGCCTGCGCTGCTCACGGCTCCTAGAATTGACTGCGGTCCCTCGGGCGTTGCCTGCTGTCCCTGTGGTGCGCCGAACTGCTGCGCTCCCTGTTCGAGTGCCTGATTGTGGAGAGCGACATGTTGGTCGAAAACCTGCAGGATCTGTGGCGCGACCTGACCGCTCTGCACTGCCTGCTCAAGCTGAGCACGCTGTTCGTTGTGCCGGTTGAGATGGGTTCGGTGATCCATCCCCTGCGTGACCTGCGGTGCCTGCCCTCCCATTATCTGGGTGAACTCAAGATCAGCAGCAGCGATGGCGTCGGCGTTCACTTCGTCGTCGAAGAGATCCTGTGCGTCCTTTACGTTGAAGGCGTCGACGATCATCTCCGTGAGCTTGCGCTCGTTGATGCCGGGACGACCGGACAGGAAGTTCGCCATCTCCAGTGTGTCGTTCTTGCGTAGCTGCTCGACGAGGATCTGCATCGAACCGGCTTCGACCTCGACCTCATACTTCCCGCCGGTCCACCAGTTCGCGAGGCTCTGCTCGACCGGCGGCTCGCCCTCCTTCGCGACGTTGACGAAGAAGTTCTCTGGCGTGTAGCGCGGGTCGCTGATGATCGACAGCATTGAGCGCGTGATGTATTCATAGCAGCCCTGTGTCGCCTGCTGCATCCACTCGCGATTGAGTTGCGCGTCGGCTTGGAATCCTGCCGCCTCCGTCGCCGTCTCCGTGTTAACCTGACCGACTTCGAGCATCTCCGCTTCGTAGCTCAGTGCGCGAGCTTCGATCTCTTTCTGCTCTGGCGGGACGACGCCGAGCACGCGCTCCTGCACGCCATCCTGACTCGACACCTTCACGGTCGACAAGTCGTTCGCGTTCGCCAGTTCGTCTTCGACGTCCGGGTTCGCGGTGACCTCTGCTTCGGTGACGGTGACGATGGTCTTACCTCGACCGACGATGTCGACGCTGCGCGTGAGGGATTCGATCACGAGCTTCTGTAGGTCGCTCTGGTAGCCCATCATCGGCACGCCCCAGAACTTGTCGCTGATGTCGAAGCGGAAGGAGTGATAGCAGAAGCCCCCCTCGCAGAGGAACCCGGACACGCTCTCGTCGTCATCGAATCCTGTGAAGAGTTGTCGTGGGGGCACTGCGAGAGGGTCATCCTCGAAGAGCGCGTTGCCTTTGAATGCGTAGGGATGGTCGACGTCCTCGACCGGCTCCTCGACATCGTTGGCGAACGTGATCTGCTTGCGGTGGATCCTGTCGTGAATCTCGTGGAGCAGGACATACTCTCCAAGTTCGAGGATCTCGCGCAGGCGTTCCTTCTCCTCGTCGTTGTTCGACTGGGAGATGCGCTCTGTCATCTGCTTCAGGTGGTCCTGCTTCTTCTCTCCCTCGAACGGACGCATCCTGTTGCGGTGAACGAACCGCTCGTCCTTCTTCGCGAACTCCAACGGCACCATCATCTCTTCGATGATGTAGCGAGCCGTCGCCATGTTCGATGGCGATGCCATCGGATCCACGAGGAGGTTCTCAGATGGAACGTGACGGCAGTATGTGAAGTCGGGTTCGAGGTAGTCGTTGCTGACGTAGGGAGGGATGGCATCGTCGCCCTCTGGATTGTATCCGAGCTTGATGAAGCCGCGATACTTGAACAGCGCATCGAAGATCGCCTGATGCACTTCGTTCTTGCAGTTCATAATCTTGATGCCGCGATTGGCTGCACGCTGCAGTGCTTCGTCGACGTCCTCGAAGCGTGCGCCTGTCTGCGGATCGATGGGAGGCTTGTCGGTCTTGATGAAGACCTTGGGGTAGTGGTAGGCTGTTGCTGCGATGATCTTGCGGACCTTCGGGACGAAGCGTGAGAGCTTCACGACGTCGTCTTCGTCGATTCCCCGGACGTCACCATACTCCATCGAATACGCTTCGAGCAGTTCGTTCCACGAATCGTGGTGCGGCTGCATCCACGTCTTCGTCGCGTCGATGGTCTTGCGCCAATACTGTCGAGTCTTCTCGCGCATTGCGAATCCCAGTGGTCAGGTGAATCTCGACGGGTCCACCGGTTCGCATGTTATGACTTTAGCGTAGAATCGAATTCCTGTCAAGTCACTCCGGTCAGCACTCCGAGGCGTCGCGGGTTCTGCGTCGTCAGGCTCACGCTCATGGAAACCGGCGCACACTGGATCGGCCCCCAGCCCCAGTGACACCAGTTCACCGTGTCATCGCGCTCCCAGAGCCACGACAGCCCGTTACACTGGGCGAGGGAGCTTGGACCCCTTGTCTCCATATCGTCCCTTAGACGGCCCCTCAAGCAACTTCAGGATCTGCTCCGGTGCGCCGAGTCCCAGAGGCTGCGTCTGCCTCGGCGTCATCTTGCCGTGGAGGAGATCAAGTCCCTGCCCGATAAGGGATAGGGTGTCAACTTGGTCGTCGTTCTTCCCAGTCGGGAAGCTAAGAAGCTCGCCGAGAAGGTCGCTGCTCCACGGTTCGTAGAAAGGGATATGAACAGCACCTTGTTGCGCTCTGGCTTGTATCGAACGGGCACGCGTAGCCTTGTCGTGCGAAGGGACAATGAGTTCTTCGGTGACATTGATTCCGTGCTCACTCTTCATCCGCTGCCGCAAGGATCCGACAGCCTTCGTGATTGAGATTGACTCGTCGAACCAACGCAACGGCTCCCAACGTGCGACCATCAGGAGCCACTGCTCCATCCCTTCAAGTGCTTCGACTTGACCGCGATACCAGTCGAGGAGCCAGACGTCGTTCTTATCATCGACGCCAAAGACGCAGTGAACTGTGTAGTCACCTCCATCTGCGGTGAGTGCCCAGTCGCTACTACCAAAAATCGCGAGCCGCTCTTTGGAGGGAGCATCAGCGCGGTGATACGGACGGAACCAACTCTTCTGAAAGAAGGCACCTTCATCTGGCGTCGGCTCCTGCTGGTAGAGTGCTCGCCACTCGCGAGGCCCGACGTTCGTCTTGATCCGTTCGAGTCGGTCGAGCGGAAACTTCTCAGGCCACAGTGCGTAGAGCCTGTTGTCGTGCTGCTTGATCGCCGGGAGCTGCAGTCGTGTCCACTGATCACCACCGTCGTCAGCCAGAGACAGGAGACGACCGACGAGGTCGTCCTCGTGCCATCGCGTCGTCATCACAACGATGCGCGGGTCGTCGAACATCTGGCGAGTGTAGACTACGGAACGATACCAGTCCCACAGCTTGTCTCTGATGGTTTCAGAATCAGCCTCCTCTCTTCCACGGATAGGGTCGTCGATGACGAAGAGGTCGGCACCCCGTCCGCCGATAGTTCCGCCAACGCCGCTTGAGACGTAAACGCCTCCGTGCTCAGTGTGCCAACGAGAAGCCGCCTGTGAGTCTGCTGCAAGTGAGACGGAAGGGAAGAGGGCGCGATACCTCTGGCTATCCACAATGTTCCGAACATCTCGTCCGAAGCCAGAGGCAAGGTCACCTGAGTAAGAAGCACATATGATCTGCTTCTCCGGGTTGCGCCCGATGAACCACGCCGGGAACCTCTTCGAGCATAGCTCGCTCTTGCCGTGTCGCGGAGGTGCTTCAATGATGAGCCTTGTGATCTCTCCACGTTCAACCTTCTCCAGATGCTGCGCGATCATCCGATGGTGCAGTGCCGTTTCGTAGTTCGGCATCGTCCACTCGACGAACGGGATCAGTTCCGTTCGCGCCAAGCGTCGAGAAAGGGACAAGCGTGCCGCTTCCGAGGCGTAGGCCATTCGCCTGCTCTGTGTAGTTTCCACTGATGATCTCCTTGAGGTCGTCGTCGCTGAGTTCGTCGTCTTCACGCACGACGGTCACCGTGGTCGAGTTCTCAGTCTTCGTCGGTTCGTCCAGACCCATCAGGTCGCGCAGCCCCTTCCACGCCTGTAGACCAGTTTGCAGAAAGCGAGGGTCGCCCGGAAGGACGTCGTCTTCAACGGAGACAGAGACGACCTCCTCGCCGGTGTTCGGATCCGTGGTCGTCGTCTCTGTGACCCGTTGCTTGCTTGCACGAAACGAACGCCACGCCTCTTTCAGAATGTGTTCGTGACCGACTAGTGCGTTGCGGTGGAACACCTCACGCTTGTCGGCAATCGCCTTCTTGTAGAAAGCATCGCACGCCTTGAGGTCTTTGCAGATCTGACCACGCGACCTCTGAGTGAGAGCGGCGATCTCCGAGATGCTGTAGCCCTGACCACGGTAGTCGGCGACGCGATCAAGATGTCGGAGTCGATCAGTCGGGTTGTGTGTCTTGCGCTTTGCCATTGTTCGGTCCCAGTGGGTCGTCCCAGAACTGTGGTCGGGATTTCGGGTCCACTGTTTCAGTCTTGTCCACGTTCAGTGAGTTGAGCAGCGGTGGTGAGTTGAGGATGGGGTCCTTCAGCTTGTTCCACGCATCAGCACTGGGCACTGCGCCTGCTGCGGAGGTGTAGTTACTCTTGATCGTTGCCATCGTCGTCGTCCTGTGAAACAGGGTCGAGTGCTCCAGACTCCGGTGCGAATCTTTTCCTGACGGCGATCAGTCCAGACGTCGGGTCGAGATACTTCGGGTTGACTCCGTGTCCGTAGCACTGGGGGCAGTGCTGCATCTCCTCCTCGCCACTCCCGTCAATGACGACGATGAACCCCCGACCTTCGCACGCCTCGTGCATGTAGTCGATGTGTTCGTCGTTGCGCTTGATGACGTCTTGTATGAGTCCGAGCCGTGGGCATCCGTGCTGTATGGCGATCTTGAGTGCGTCGTTGATCGCGATGAGTTGTCCTCGTGCAAACATCTCGTCTCCCCTGTGAGCAAATGGAAGGGGGGCCAGTCCTGTCGGCATACTCTGAGAGAAGTAGCCGATCAGAACCGGCCCCCCCAGAACCGGACCCGTCGAGAGGTCACGGTGATTTTAACTGAGTTGAATGCAGGAGTCAACACGAATCTGATCCTGCGCAGCGTTTGAAGATAACGGTTGACGTGGCGATTCGGAGTGAGTAAGTTCGGTATACCTTATCACGCTACACTAACGAAAGGAGAGGGAGAGATGGTAGTGACAATGTTCGAGGTCTGGGCGATCAGCGCGGTCGTCAGTCTCGCCTATGTGATCTGGGAGAGGAAGCAGCGTGCGGATCTGAAGCGGAGGGTCGGGCAGCTTGAGGCAGTGACGACCGAACTCCTCCGTGGCAAGAGCGACGCGATCCTCGCCTCGACCCAGAAGATGGCAGATTCCGTCACGAAGATGATGGAGGACATCCAGAAGGACATGGGCGACGACTTCGGCGGTCCCAGTATGAACTGAGAGGAGGTGATTCGGTGTCGAAGAAGAAGAGACAAATCCGGGTGAACGTGAAGCGGCTGAACGCCGCGCTGAAGAAGTCGGGTCTTACGAAGGCTGACGTCGCGAGGCAGGGCGACTTCGGATACAACACGGTGATGAACATCTTCCGGGGTCGTGTCCAGTGGATCCGAATTGATTCGATGGAGAGGCTCTGCCAGTTGCTCGACATAACACCACAGGAGTTCTTCGAGTATGGCAAACCTCAAGAGGGGTGACGTTGTCCAGATGTCTCCCGACATCGACAACGTGAACTACCACGGCTGCATCATCGTCGTGATGGTTGCGAATCACGACGGCAACGACGGGACACACATCGGTGCATTGGTCGGAGCGAACTGCGAACACCACTGGATCGGATTCAAGGAGGAGGACGTGGAGTATATCGGGGTGACGAAGTTCATCCCTGAGATCGAATGGATGCCGTTCATTCCAGCAAGAGGGAATTGACTTGGAGACTGCACTGGTGCTCGTAGCGTTTATGTCCGCGCTGTTCGTGGCGATGCTCGTCCTCTGCATTCACGAGGTGCGGAGCGCACACAAGTGCGTCCACGAAGTAGAGGACGACCTCGAATCACATCAGGAGTTCCTGCGTGAGTCGAGGGAGCAGACGAAGGACGCTGTCGATCAATACAACAAGGTCGTCGAGATTCAGAAGACTGCGTTCGAGACAGAGATGAAGAAGCTCGCCGAGATTCGTGAAGGATTGAACAAACCGGGAGACGAGCTATGAAGCTCATACAGGAGGAACTGGCAGCAGCGGGGTTCGAGGTCCACGTCAACCACATCGGACCTGTGCCCGACGATGACGACCGACCTGTCGCCATCGGAAGGACTGACCGGGGAGCAGAGGTCGTCGCTTACACGACGTGCACCCTCTCGAAGGAAGGTGTCGGTGCAGATGCGAAAGCGACCTGCGTCGCACCCGATCAGTTCAGCAGGAAGATCGGTTTTCAGATCGCGGTCGGTCGCGCTCTCAAGGCGTGGGCGAAGAAGCGATTCCGTGAAGGCTCATACCTGATCGCAACGAACGACGTGATCGGCTCGCATATCATCGAACTGTCGAAGCGGTCGTAGACTCTGGGAGAATAGAACGTGAAGATCGTATTGGAGCACGACGACATCATCGCAGCAGTGGAGAACCACCTCGCCGCAAACTTCGGCGACGACAACATCACACTGGGCGAGTTCGCCCGGACGAAGAAGGGGCTGCTGTCTGTCGAGGCACACATCGGCGACGCACCCGACGCGACACCGGCGGAGGTCGAAGCCGAAGCCGACGAGGAAGCAGAGACAGAAGCACCAGTGTAGTTCAATGGGGTGCGGCGTCGTCCCGACCGGGACCGGACCTGCGGGTTCTTATGGCAGGCGTCGCACCCCCTTTACTTCAGGAGAACCGGATCAATGTCAACAGCAGTAGTGAAGCATCAGGGAGGCGAACTCTTCAACGTATCGATGGAGAGGTTCGAGGGAGCATACAAGCTCGCACACACACTGGCAGCGTCGGGGATGTTCCCTGATGCGAAGACAGCCGAGCGTGCGTGCGTGAAGGTGATGGCCGGGATGGAGATGGGCATCGCGCCGATGGCAGCGATGACCGGGATCCACGTCATCGAAACAGGAGGTCGCGTGTCGGTGACTGCCGGTGCGAACCTGATGGCCCAGTGTGTGAAGGAGCACCCGGACTACGACTACAAGATCAACGAGTTCACGAAGCAGAGGTGCGAGATCGAATTCTTCGGTCGCATCGCTGACGGGGATTCGGAGTTCGTGAGCATCGGCATCAGCGACTTCGACATGGACGACGCGAAGGCTGCGAACGTGTCGATGAAGGACGGCTCGAACTGGAGGAAGTTCCCCCGGAACATGCTGTTCGCTCGTGCGATGTCGAACGGGTTCAAGTGGTATTGCCCGGATGCCATCGGAGGTCTTCGGATCTACACGCCAGACGAAGTCGGTGCGCCGACGAATGACGAGGGAGACCTCGACGTCTCGAAGGCTGTCTTCGCTGATGCGAAGATCGACACCGCGCCTGTCGCACCCGAAGGTGACGACCGGACTGTCGCGCTGCAGCAGGAGTTTGAAGACCTGATGAACTGGGCGAAGACAGACGGGATCATCGAGCCGCAGGTTTTCGATGCTGCGCAGGATTGGAAAGATGCTGCCAGTCTGTCGGCACTGGAGAAGAAGGTCGCGGAGTGGGAAGCGAAGCGCAAGCGGTGGAACGATGTGAACTGCGCCCAGTTGATGGAAGAGGTCGGAGGTGACGCAGACTTCTGTGAGGTCACGCTCAGCTACATTCAGGGCGACATCGCGAAGTCCGACTACCTCGCCACGTTCAACGAGATGAAGGCTCAGATCGGAGGAGACGATGCGTCAGACGCCGGGGGTGATACGTCAGAAGCTGCGCCTGCTGAGAGTGAACCTGTCGTGGAGGGTGACTCGACTGAAGAGGATGCTGATTCCGAAGGGGAGCCTGATGAAGGCGACGCCGGTGATGGCGAAGGCGATCCGGGCGGACGAACTGTCTCAACGGAGGAGAAGGTTGAGGAGACGCAGATGATGTTGGACGAGAAGGAAGACGACACCGTCATCGGGGAATCGCTGATGGCGAACATCGATGCGCTCGCTCTGATCGCAGGACAGGCGACGCTGATGCGGATGAAGATTCGGACGCACTGGCACAAGCTCGACAAGTCTATCCCGTTGCAAGCGACGTCTGATTTTCCGTATCACGACGCTCCCGCTGCTGCGGTGCGCGAGTCGTTCTCGTGGCTCAGTGGTAAGGTTCTGGGCGGAGAGTGAGATGGTTCTAAAGTCTCCCCCATCCCCGAGCATTGTGATGAGGTTGCTCCGACCTCTCGACAGGTCCAACGGTTCGTTCGTAAGTTTGTGTGCTGTTGAGTCGACTCAGGGTCTACGCTTCACGCGATCCTCGACGTTCAAGGTCGACTCGCAACTCACGGACGACTCCGGTGCGCGGCGTCTCGTGCCCGATCCGGTCGGCTTGACAATGCGGTTGCCGACGTCCCGCCTGATGGATGCTTCCCGGTTCGTCGCCGGGGATGATGACGATAGCTCCATCAGGGGGAGTCGGTCAACATTTCTTTTCTACTTCTGCGCAGGATCAAAAACATGACACAAGATGTGGGGCAGTGTCCGTATACGCAGCCAAGATCCTGCGGAAAAAAACTTCTGCACTGGGCACTCCTGTTGATCTGGATTGCTCTCCTCTCAGTGAGGTTCTGATGGCAAGTCTCAAGGAGAATTCGGAAGAACGAATGCAGCGAATGTTCCACGCTCTTCGAGTCGCGTTCGAGGAGGAGGAGAAGCAGAACGGGAAAATCACGGAGGTCTTGATTCACCCGGACCTATATGACTACCTTCTCGTGAAGCTGATCGAATCACACGGACTGGGCTACATCGTCGACGGTAGACCTCTGCCATACCGCAAGGCCATCGCGAAGCGACTGCCACGGCAGAACATCGAATCGGACTACTCAGTTGAATTCAAGCATTGACCGCAACGGTGAAAGACTGATCGACCACTTTCACCATAACAGAACCGTCACGCTTCGGTATGGAAGCCAGACGGCTGACTCGTGGTGGTGGGAGCCGACGAACAGGTGGTTCGTCGGTCTAACCAGATCGCCTGTGCATCGACAGATGGCTCTGTGGGTCGCGCAGGAGAAAGGATTGTTGTATGACCCGTCGAGATGAAGAGATACAGGACACAGCGAACGACATTGAGTTCGAGACGGCGATTGCCGAAGGTCGCGAACTCGACGTCGAGGATCAGGAACTGGCCGAGCGTTCGCTACGTGCTATCGCCCACTGGAGGTCGGAGGAAGACAGGATCCGGTCCCACGCGCAGACGATGCGCAACAAGGCGGACGAGTGGGAACGTCACCAGTTGAAGTATGTGAACGACCGGGAGAGGTTCCACGCGAACGGACTCGAAGCGTTCCTGAACCGGCTCGACCGGAAGTCGCTGCGCCTGATCAACGGCACGATCAGGTTCAGGAAGATGCCAGAGAAGGTCGTCATCGAAGACGTCGACGCCTTCCTGCTCGCGAACGAGGACAGGGTCGGGGGCACGATCCTGATACGGACAGAGATGAAGAGGTCGCCTGACAAGAGGATGATCCTCGACATGGTCAAGAGGACCGGAGAGATCCCTCCCGGCTGCGACATCGTGAGAGACGATGACAAGTTCCTCGTGGAGGTTTCGTGAGCACCATCGACGACGACATCCGCGACCTGAAGACGATGATCGACGAACTGCTGAAGCGGTCACCGAGTAACCCGATGGGCGTCAGCCCGGACTCGCTGACTCGCTCTCAGCGGGACTACCTGAAGAGGCTGCGCAAGGAGCGAGCCGAACTGATTCGGGGGCGAGTCGACACGACGAACGCGAGGACTCTCCTGAAGACGCGACGCAAGATGGCAGAGGCGTCGAAGAGGGTGAAGGGTGCCTGATCACTGGGAGCCTGACGATCCCTACGTCGGCGCGAAGCTCCTCGACCTGATGTCTCTCTGGGAGGAGGCGAAGGGTTGGGGCTTCGCGCCGAACCGAAACTTCGTGAAGCGATTCTGGCGAGTGCTCGACCATCACGAGTGGGCGCACGTCGCCGAGGTCGCAGTCGAGTATCTGGAAAGAGCGCACACGCCGCTCTACCTGCTGAAGGTTCTGGAGACTCCAGAGCGATACACACAAATTGAGATCCGCGCAGAGGTAGAAAGATGCCGAGAGGATATGCAGGCAAGGAATACAAACACCTTCGACGAGGACCGGTCACGCCTGAACCCGTTCCTGTCTGGCTCAATCGAACAGAGACGAACCGAGCCTTCGAGGTTGGGCGACGTCGGCTTCAGTCTGCCGTCAGCCGGGGAAGGCAAGACTACCTAAACGACAACAGCCGACGAAGCCACGAGATGGGGGCAGCGGCAGAGTTGGCAGCGAGCAAATACCTGAACGTCCGATGGGACGAGACGGTCGACACGTTCAACGTCGCCGACATCGAACCTGACTGGCAGGTCCGGTGGTCGAGCTACCCGACAGCGAAGGTCAAGCTGACTGATGACCCGCGATGGAAAGTGATCGCGGTGAGCGGCGGCGAACACGAGGTCGGGATGATGCGGCAGTTCAAGATCCACGGATGGATTCGGATCGACAGGGCGCAGTCGATGGCGGACAAGTTCACCAGAGATCCGGGCAACCGGGGTCGACCTGCGATCTTCATTCCCTACAGGTTCCTCGAAACTCCCTAAAACCCGCACCCAGACTGGCTTTTGGACCGTGCAGAAATTTACCTCTGCGCGGTCTTTTTTTGTTGCGTTGCCCTACTTATACATATATATTGTATACGAAGGATGTGACGTCGGGGCAGACAAACCACGAGAGGATCGTACGATGAAGCGGATTGATTCAGGACTGTATGAGAGCAGAGACGGACGGGTCAAGATTGAACGAGTTGACCGTCACTCAGAGGGTATGCAGTCGGGCGGATGGCATCTGCACGTTGACGGTGAGTATTGGAGCACGTTTGCGACAAAGAAGGAAGCCATTGAAGCACTTACAGAGGAGAGTTGACAAGACTCCACGACAACATCCACGCGAAGGTCATAAACGGTAACCCAAACACAGGAGACGACGATGGAACTCAAGATCACGCATATGGTTGGCAAGGTCGGACGGGGCGCGAAGATTCATAACATCACGAAGGTGGAGGAAGACGGTCGGGTAGAGTATATGTGCTTCTGCGGTGCAGGCATCGTGAACCGACCCGGACACTCGCCGGTCACGCCTCTCGCCGACGACGCCGAAGTCACCTGCTCGAAGTGCCTGTGGGATTACGGCGACGACGAGAGCTAACAAAAAAGATGCCCCGGCGGTGACGAGCCGCCGGGGCGGGTGGAACACAGGAGAGTCCGAGCGAAGCTCGAACATCAAACCGAAGATACGGCAAACCAGAGGACGAGACAATGACAACGCAACTGACCGGCATCCTGAACCCGACCGAAGCTGACAACATCCCGAAGATCGGGTTCCTCGTATGGAGCGAGATCAGCGACGAGGCAGTGACCTACGCCGACCTGAAGCAGCACGTCGCCGACACCGGCATCCTGAACGCCGACTTCATTCCGCAGCCGACACCGTCGAAGGCATACCATCACGCAGTGAACGCCTTCCGCATCTCCGACTACCGGACGTTCGTTCGCAAGGTGAAGAGCGCGAGCGGTCCCAGTGTCATCCGACATCAGGTGACCATCGAATCCGAGATCGTCGACGAGAAGGCTCTGGGATACTCCGCGACAGCGTGGACGGTCTTCAACAAAGAGAGCGGCGAGGTCACGGTCGAGGGCGACGACAGCCGACTGAAGATGAAGCTCACGACGTGGATGAGCGACTACGTGAAGCACGTCAAGCGAGAGGTGCTGCAGGCGTATCTGGGATACGAGTTGAATCGCTACCAGAGCGTCGTCGCCCGGAAGCAGGGTGGTGGCCTGACATTCGTCCCGGTCACGCATCAGGATGAACTCGAAGCTCTGCAGACCGTGTTCGAGAAGTGCGGGTCGAGTGTCTACGCGATGCCGGTCTTCGACACGACGACGTGGCGGAACAACGCAGCCGGTTTCGTCGAGGACGACCTGCTCGTCGAGTTCCACAAGATCAACCGCGAGATCGACACGCTGCTCGACGAGGCTCGTGCCGAGGGCGGCGAGATCAAGCAGTTCAAGCTCGACACTCGACTGAAGCGATTCGCCGACCTGCGCGACAAGGCGAAGGTGTATGAGGATCTCCTGAACTTCAAGGCAGAGGACATTCACGAGGGGATCTCGAAAGTCGAGAAGCGGCTGAACAACATCCTGACCGGCTCGAACAAGAACTACACGCCGGTGAAGAAGGTCGTCGAGCAGCGCAAGGAGCAGGCAGCAGAGAACAAGAAGCAGCGTGCGGTCGAGCGTGCCGAGAAGCGTGAGGCGGAGAAGGCCGAAGCGAAGCGAGCACGCGACGAGAAGAAGTCGGTCGAGGCGAAGCTGCAGGAAGCGAAGCAGGCTGCAGTGAAGAAGACGGCGAAGGCCGAGCCGAAGAAGAAGACGCTGAACGCACCTTTCTAATCCTGCGCAGCGTCGAGAAGATGCGGGTGCGGGAGCCGGGACTCCGGTGACCCTTCGGGAAGCAGGGGCAGTAAGACCCGGAAGACGGGCAGTCAGACCCCCGCTCCCGCATCCCAAAAAAGATTTGACACACATACCGTCTACCTATATATTGTCTACGCAGGATGTGGTGACGAGCAGCACATCCTACATCAACCCCCCGGTTCACAGGAGAGATTCAGATGACCAAGACAAAGAACAACGTCGACCTCGTAGCGAGCTTCATCGCGAAGATCACGCAGGCTGAGTCCGCCATCCGTGGCTTCGTCCGCGAGAGCGAAGACCGGATCCACGGTCTGGCAGTCGGGTTCACCGCACGTCAGCACGTCCTGCAGGTCGGACCTCCGGGCACCGCGAAGTCGCTCGCAGCGAACACGTTCGTCCGCTTCTTCAAGTTCTTCACGGACGACCCCCGGTCCTACTTCCGCAAGCTGATGTCGAAGACGCTGCCGTCCGACGAGATTCTGGGCGGGTTCGATATGAAGGCGTTCGAGTCCGGTGTCTACCGTCGCAACGTCGACGGGTTCCTGCCGACCGCACGGATGGCTCACCTCGACGAGATCAACAAGATGGGTCCGATGAACCAGAACGCGATCCTCGACATCACGGACGAGCAGCGTTCGTTCCGAAACGGCCCGGACGACATCAACGTCCCGCTCGCGATGCTCGTCGGCTCCTCGAACGAGATGCACGAGGACGGTGCCGAAGCTCACGCCGACCGTCTCGCTCTCAAGTTCTGGGTCGACCAGATGCAGGAGAAGGACAACTTCCTCGATATGCTCCGCAACCGTTCCGAGGGGAATCGCTTCGAGCTTCCCGAAGGTTTCGAGTTGATCACGGACGAAGAGATCGACGCCGCTCACGCAGCCTGCGACGAGGTCGAGGTTCCCGACTCCATCCTCGAAGTGCTCTGGGCACTCCGCAAAGAGTTCGACTCGCAGTCGATCCAGTTCACGAACCGCAAAGCGAACTTCTGCATCGACATCGTGAAGGCAGAGGCACTGCTCGCCGGTCGGATGACGGTCGAGGCCGAAGACCTTCAGATCCTGCAGCACGTCCTCTGGAACGACCCTGCCGAGATCGCTCCGGTTCGCAAGATGATCCTGCGCGTCGCCAACCCGATGCTCGAAGAGGTCGCGTCGATGGTCGACTCCGCGAAGCAGCAGTTGCGCGTCGCACGAGAGCAGTATAAGAACCTCGTCGATCAGGGAGTCAAGGCGAGCGACGCACGGATTCAGGCAACTTCTGATCCCCGCGCAGAGATCGAAAACATCCTTGAGTCGCTGAAGGAGAAGCTCGACAAGACCTCCGACCAGTCGAAGACGGGCAAGCGCATCAAGCGAGCCTACGGTCAGGTGATGGGATACAAGCGGAAGATCCTGTCCGAGATTATGAACATCGACACGGACTCACTCTCTAGCTGATCCGGGGGGATCAGTGCCCCCTCTGATAAGGGGAGCAGAGGGGGCAAGGGGGCCGGGAGTAGCTCTGGGGGAGAGCGAAACCGGCCCCCAAAAAAACGCTTGCGGATCCTTCGTATACCAGTATACTATACACGTAGGCAGTGACGCAGTTAACCGGTTCACAGGAGAGCACGATGAACACCAGAGACGACCTCAAGCGGATGCGGCACATCGCGACGGACGGGAACTACTCAGTGGAGTCGAGCGAGTGGAACCGTCGCGAGTTCCTGAAGGACCGCGACGCCTCCTCCGACGTGAAGAAGGCAGCACGCTTCGGCGAGGAGTTCGTTCCCGGTTTTCAGGATCTGCAGGTCGACGGATACAACTACCTGTTTCAGGGCAACCCCATCGTGAAGGATGACGACGAGATCGATCAGCGTGCGCTCTGGCACAAGCGAGTGATCGAAACGGCGAAGGGCACCGAGGAGTTCAACCGGCTGCGCGGCTTCACGATTCGGAACCGAGTCAACTCCCTGATGGGTGTGTGCAAGCTGAACGACGTCGTCGAGCAGTTGCCCGAAGAGATGCTCGACGCGATTCGCGACCAGAACGAGATCGGCGACGAACTCGACAAGAAGCAGGACGAACTCGAATCCCTGCGCAAGCTCTGGCAGGATCTCGACGATCAGGAAAAGGAGAACGACGATGACACGACTGATGACGGTGAAGATGGCGAGGGCGAGAACGGTGAGGGATCACAGAGCGGCGATGCAGGCAGCGAGCCTGAATCAGGAGAGGGCGATTCGGATGGTTCGTCTGAGTTATCGCAGTCTGGACCCGAAGGAGAGAACGGAGACGATGACGGCGATGCATCAGACGTCGGCGACGGCAGCGAGGGTTCACAGGGAAGCGCAGGACAGTCTGGGAACGGCACGAGCAAATCGGATGTGGAGCAGCGCGGTCAGGAAGTCGCAAGCGAGGTCGCTGATCTAGAGCAGGCGATGGAAGAGGCCACGCAGAAAATGAACGCTGCGTTCGATCAGAATCGTGAAGACATCGAATCCGATGTGCGCGAAGCGATGCGTCAGGGCGCGAACGAAGCCGAAGAACTCGAAGACGCGATGGATGCATTCTCGTGCGGTCAGGGTGCAGGCGAGCACACGCACCTCTCGTATGAGGAGCAGGTCGAGGCAGCGCAGCTTCTGGAGCAGAATCAGGAACTGAAGTGGATCGCTGAACTCGCCGGTCGCATTGAGCGGATCTCGCGCAAGGCGAAGCAGGACGATACGACGGCCCCAGTCGGACAGATCGTCGACGTGGAACCCTCTGGCGACCTGCACCGTCTCCTTCCCGGTGAGCTTGCGAAGTTCGCGCATCCCATCGCGAAGAAGCAATTGCTGATGGACGTCGCCGATCACAAGGCACTCAGCTACAAGAAGGAACTGAAGGACGACTGCGGACGTGGTCCGGTGATCTGCTGCGTCGACTCCTCCGGGTCGATGGACTCCGGTTCATACTCGCTCGTTCACTCCTACACGCAGGGCAGCTACTACCGGAAGAACGCGAACACGAAGCACAAGGCAATCATCTGGGCGAAGGCTGTTGCCCTCGCGCTCTACCGTGAAGCAGCAGCCCGGAATCAGCCGTTCATCTACATCCACTTCAGCAGCGGTTGGGGAGAGAACGACGGTCTGGACGTGAGGCAGTTCGACGGTCGCCCGGGCGAGGAGCTTGAGTTTATGAAGTTCAGCACCATCTTCCAACGGGGCGGAACGGACTACGAACTCGCACTGGGTGCCTGCCTGAAGGCGTTCGAGAATCCGGGGATGGAGAAGAGCGACGTCGTCTTCATCAGCGACGGTGAGTATCCTCGCAACAACGAGATGGGCGAGCAGTTCAAAGCGAAGATGCGCGAGCTTGAGGGGTTCACACTGGGCGTGCTGATCAAGACCGGCTCGACCTACTACGGCAGCGAGGACGAGCGACCCTACGATGGGTTCGCCGACGCAGCTTGGTCGTTGAACCTCGACGACCTTCGGGACGGCAACGACGTCCCGGTGATTCAGGAGATGTTCACCGACTGGCTTGGTCAGGACTAACTCACCGGGGAGGGGCTTCGGCTCCTCCCCTCAAAACCAACAGGAGAGACGACGATGGCGATCACGAGCAAGAGCAAAGACCTACACTGGAGACACAAGCCCTGCGGCTACGAAGGCACCTTCGATATGATGCGAGCGAAGACTTGCCCCGGCTGCGGAAAAACGATCTACGTTCGCGACCTGAAGAACATCCGACCGACTGCAAAGAACCTGCGAGGCGAGCGATGAACCGGCACACAGTGAAGACGATGCGCGAGCTTGGCTCGCAGAACTTCTACCAGTTCCCGGCGACCTGCCCAGTTCACGGTGACGAGCGCAACCGGTGCTCGCGCAGCTATGGCTGCGGCTGTCACTACGAAGAGGTCGACCGCAACATTCACGACCGACACTTCGCGCTGCTGAGCAACACGGAGGTTCTGAATCAGGGTGACATCTGGAGCATCGGAGACTGGTCGCCTTGGAAGGCGGACAAGGCAGCGACGCTGCTGAAGGAGCCGAAGGTCGTGGACGCACTGACGCAGGAGAGACTCGAACAGATCAGACAGGAGGTTCACAATGGCGAGCACGCTTAACCCGTTCGACGACGCATACACGGAGCAGGAGATCGACTTCTACGGACTGATCGACGTGAAGGATGGCAAGGGGGTCCAGAGCGAAGACGGCAAAGTTCTCCTGCTCAACCGACGACCGAAGCATCCGCTCTTCGCCGAATACTTCAGCTACTCACAGAGAGACGGATCCGTTGCGGTGCCGACGCTCCTCAAGAAGTTGACCGAGGAGCAGGTCAGGGGAACGGACCCCAGACTGGGAGCGAGCACAGACGACTTCGCACCGTGGATGTCTCTGACTTGGTTCGAGATGCAGAGTCACTACCTTCCGATTCGGAAAGCCAACGGTCGGGTTCTCGCCGGTGGTCTGGGTCTGGGATACTTCGCGCTGCGAGCGGCAGAGAAGGAGAGCGTCGACAGTGTGGTCGTCTACGATAACGATATGCATACGCACAATCTGTTCGCCGCGCTCCATTCAAAACGTGACTACTTCGACAAGATCGAACTGCGCCACGGAGACTTCCTCGAACTCGAAGGCGAGGAGTTCGACTTCTGCTACAACGACATCTATCCGTATCACGCCTGCGACGAGATGCTCGACGACGCTGTCGCGCTGACCGAGAAGAACGACTTCGGTGAATACTGGTGGTGGACACTGGAGTCAGCTTGGGCGAGCTACGTCCACGCGATGGCTGCGGTCGGGAACGAGCAGGCTGCGCTCGACCTGCTCTGCGAAGCGATGATGGTCGACCCGGGACTCGTCGCCTTCCTCTCGCTCTTCGGCGAGTCGTCGAAGGCAGCGGATCCAATCCAGTTCATTCCCGACCCGGACTACATCAACCGGTCGATCAGGACGTTCCTGAAGATCCGCGACGCCGAGGACGTTGAGTTCGAGCCGGTGACTTTGGAGATCCTTGGGACAGCGATCTGCATTGTCGGGTCCCGCGCATCCGCGCTCAACGAGGCGGGTGCGATGAACGAAACCTCGTTTGTGGACGAGGGCAGGGTGTAGGCAGCGCAGGAGAGACGATCTCGGGGACCGGGGGTCCAGAGCGCAAGAAGCCCTCAGACGCCTTAAAACGGCTCTGAGGGCTTCGTAGCATTTATTCGATCCTGCGCAGTATCAAAATGTTGTTATGACACGACCAGTTCAAAATGCGGCAGGTCGTCAAAATTATTATCCCGCACCCGCCAATCACGATCCCAATCACCACCCCACCTCAGAGTGATGCCATGCTGATCAGCAACGCCCATAACGTAACCAGCAAAATAATTAAAACGCTCTCGATCAGTCCAATCGATAGGATACGGGACCACATCCACAGCCAGAGACGGTGATTGATTGTGCCTTGAATCAGGCCACTGAACGTGCGAACGACCCGTTCTAAAAAGCTCATTTTGCGTTTCCTCGTCTCTGTATCCACAGATTACTGAACAATCAAATACCCGGACAACCTCATTCAGCACTAGCTGAATCCTGTCGTCACACTCACTGAGCCTACGCAGTGAGGCGGTACCAAATTTAGGCATCAGATTTCCTCATTCCGTTTTGATACGTACGTCTGCAGGGGCACCAATATCCCGCTCACTACTCCTGACAACAGGAGATATGGCGTGAACGACCCGTCATGTAGTGACGCTGGAATGGCTATGCCCAATCCGATAAAATTCGACAAGACTGAGTTCCAAGCAGACTTCGCGATGATTTTTTTGCTCTTGGCGTCGATGACCCCTTTTCGCTTCCTCTGGACCCGGACCAATTTGGTATTTTTGTGGCGCAGGTCTGAGGCCCGTGACATGCTGTCAGAGAGGGTGCCGCGCGTGCGCTGGAGTTCCTCTTCCAACTCGTAACACTGCTGGACCAATGCTCTCTGGGACATCTGCTCGTATCTGAGGTTCATTCATCGGTCGATTCGCTCTCCGCTCCAGCCCTCTGTTGAGCCTTCCACGCGCTCTTTTTTTCGTAGCTCCACGGGCCACCTATGACCAGCCGCATGGCCTGTACGTCGCTCACTCTGCGTATCTCGCCGGTCTGCTTGTTTCGCACACATTTCATGTGCGACTCGCCACACCGCGCATCTTCTCAAATGTTCTCAGCCCACTCATCCCCAGCATAGCGGTCACTAGTTCCATCAGATACGAAGTGTCTATAGTGGGCAACTCTGTCCCGTCACCCCACGCAATCATAGCCCACTGGGCTACAGGCTGAACGACCATCGACCACGCAATACCAACACCACATACCCACCCGATAAACGGTCGCCAGCCAGCAACGAAAATGGATTTATGCGCGGCTTCGGCTTTGTTGATTTCCGTCTGAGCCAGCATAACGGAGTTCGCCGCATCGACTAACTCACGCTCTAGCGACTCCTTGGCTCTGGCCCGTTCATTCCCATCAGGAATGCGGTCAACAAATTTGTTGACGATGGGGCCGACCAGTGATGCTAAACCAATCATTTGAAAAGCACGTATCCCGGCTTGGCGTCCTTGCGGTCCATCCCCGGCAAAACGATGGTCTCGACATCCCTGTCAGGCCACTTGTCTTTCACCAGTTCCCGGACGGCA